GTTAATCTTGTAATACCATCACCACTTGCTGATGAAGCTAATTGACCTTGCATTCCACTAAATGTCATACCTGTTAAAGTACAAGAGTCATTTAGATAAAACATTGTTTGTCTATTATTTGGTGTAGAGTTATCACTTGAAATACCTGCACCAGCACCATTGTTTGTTGTAGTGTCTGGAGAAACGGTAACACTTCGTAAGTTATCACCGATAAGAGCAGTTTTTCTCGGAACTTTAATAGGCAATTGCTCTGTATATGTTCCTGTTTCTATTTTAACTGTTTTGAAATTTGTTGTGTCTGAAGCTAATTGAGTACAAGCATATTTTAATGTTCTCCAAGGTAATTCTGGAGTAGTACCTCTGCCTGAATCTGTGTTATCAGTACCTAGTGTTGATACGTAATAAACTTTGTTACCTATATTAGGATAAGACCAAGCTAAATCTGTACCATCTGATTTTAAGAATTGTCCTGCTGACCCAATTGGCAATCTTACTCTTTGAGTTGCGTCTCTTGTAAGAATATCACCTCTTGTAGTTAATGTTGCATTTGAATCACCTTCAGCTAATAGGTTCCAACTTGTTTGACCAGAAACATCCGGTCTGTTTGACGCTGACGAAGTATGATTTGTAATTGAACGATAAGAAGACGACCCATAACTAACTGCGTCACCAATTTTGTATGTAGTAGCAGTTGCCCAATTGTTTCTCCAAAATAATCCTTCTACAACTAAATCCCAATATGAATCTGTTGTTCCTGTAGGCTCTTGGTTCGTACCATCAATTTTTGCCACATAGTAATGACCACCGTGATTAACTGTATCACCAGTTTTGTATGCTGTCGCATTTGACCAAGTACCTGTGTTATTGAATCCTGTTGTAAATAATTTCCAATCAGCTGAGTTGTTATAAGGTACAACGTTAGTGTTTGACCTTTCTGCAACGTAGTTATAACCACCGTAGGTTACAATATCGCCTAATTGGTATAAAGAAGAACCTGACCAACTATCTTCAAATTCTAATCCTGAAACGAATAAATTAAATTTCGTTTCGTCCATTGTTGTGCCTGAAGATGTATGTTGAGTTGTACAAACATATAAACTTGCACCGTATTTTACAACGTCATCATTTCTGTATGATGTAGCTGTTGCCCAAGCACCTCTCCAACCGAAACCTCCAGCAAAAATTTGCCATTTTGAAGTATCGTCATATAAATCTGCTTGTGATGTATGTCCTGTGACACATCTGTATGTTGAACCACCAAAGGTAACAATGTCATCAATTTTGTAAAGAGTTGTGCCTCCCCAATTACCTTTGTAATCAAGGCCACCAACCATTTGTTCCCATTTTGCCGTAGCGTGGTTTAAATCTGTATAAAAGTCTGAAGCGCCTGTATGGTTAACTAGACAAACGAATGAATTTCCACCATAACTGATTACATCATCTTTAATATATGCTGTTCCAGTAGTCCAAGCACCCTTGAAGTGAAACTTTAATCTACCTAGTATAAAATCTGCCATTTTACTTCCCTATATTTTTTTACTGCCAGTTTCTTGTTTCGCCATCTTGCGAAGCACCATACTGGTACGAGTCATTAATTCTTAACACAATGTTTCCATTTGCGTCCATAAAGTAAGTAGCATTGTTTTCATCAAAAACGTGCTGTTCATACTTTCTGAATTTAGTATTTGGTTCTCTAGGGTCAGTAGAAGAGCTGTAATCAGTTGGTATTTCATTTATATTAGTACCTACTGTATAACTACCACTTGCCTTAGTCAATTCATTTTTTTGAAAGTCTGCAACTGAACTGTATGCTAGACCCTCACCATTATCCATTTGAATAGTATTACTTTCAAACCAATTTGTTTTAGTGTACGTTAAAAGTCCTGTTTCGTCTCTACTTAAAGCGTGAAAACTATAATCTGCCGTAATCGTTTTACCGTTTGCGTCTTTGGCAATGTATTGTTTGTTAACGACTAATGACATTAAACATTTCTCCTAACTTAAATCCTATGTATATTTATAAAAGTTTATTATGTTAATTCTAAAATTGACAAAAAACATTCCAAANTAGTTGCCGNACCAAAAATTCTGATTTTATCACCAGGTTCAAGGTTTATTGGCTTATCTATCTGCAACGAATCAGCAGGTGGAACTTCACCATTTGTCAATACACTTCTAAAAGTTGTACCACCGTCTACTGTTACCTTAATAGTCACCTTTTCAGCGCTTGTGGCTGCTGTATTTGAGACCATAATTGCGTGAAGTACCGCTCTAGTTGNCGCTGGTGCTGTATAAACGTCTGCTGTAGAGTTATCTACAATCACACATTGAGCGCCTGCATTTTTAAATAAACTAGCCATATTATCCTCCTAAAGCAATCGCAAAAGCAATAGCGTCACCCTCACCCGTTAATGGGTCACCGGATGCCGTACCGTCTTTAGTTAAGTTACCAGTTGTAATAACATCACCAGATACGTTTGGTAGTCTGACAATTCTATCACCAGTTGGTTCAACAACCTTTAAAGTTGTTTCAAATGCGTTTTCTAAAAGACCCTCAAAGATAAGATTAGANCCGTTAAGTATAATATCATTTGTTGTAATAGCTCCGTTTGTAGTCACATCTTGTAAGATAACAGAACCAGCACCACCTAATTCTTTTACAGTACCGTTTGAAAGTTTTGTATAAAACTTACCGTCTGTTGCGTTCATAGCTAATTCACCGACTGCTAATACAGCNGCTGATGGTATTGCTAATGAAGTTTCTGAACGTTTTGGTTTGATTACAGTTGACATTATCTTCTACTCTTTACTTTGAACTTAATTCTATTAATAAGTTTATCTTTTGTTAATCTTCTATCTAATTCAATACCGACTTTTCTGCCGATAGTTTCTAATTCTTTTTTAGTTTTGTATTGCAAATCACCTATTCTAACAATGNTTGCTTTTTTTGNTGCTTTAGGTGGTTCATAATATGTACCAACAATTTTATCTATTAGTTTTGTAAACCATTTCACTAGAAAGAGCCTCCGTCAATCAAAGTGATTTCAACATCACCTGAAGTGACACCAAAATTGTCTGAACTAAATTTTGCAACACCAATGTTTGAATTACTTGCTAATTCACCAGCAATTGTTAGTGTGTTTCCGCTAGCAGTTGTATTCATACCTTCGCCTGCCAAAAATTCTAAAGTACCACCAACACTAACTTGACCTAATGATGATGTTTCGTCTGTAAAGTAAATAGGGTCAGCAAGTTTAGAACTTGCAATACTACCTGCTAACATAGCGTTAGTAATACCTAGTGCTTTAACTCTTAATGCGTCTGTAGCTACTTCAATAGAAGAACCATCTACTTCAACATCTAAAGTATTTCCTGCTTTACTTAAAGCTGCACCCGCTGTGATTTGACCAGCACCAGAAAATTGTGCTACATCTAAATTAGTTGTACCAAATGTTGGAGCGCCTGTATGTGTAAATGTATAACCGTTATTAGCGTTAGCAGAACCTTCTTCAACAAATACGAAAGCACCACCTGATAATTCTGATGGTTGGTCTTCCGGAGTTGCTCTTGTTAATACAAAGGCAGTTGAACCGTCACCTTGTGTAGAAACAACATAGATACCGTTTTCTGAAGCTGTTGTTTGGTCTTTAACTAGAATTCTATCGTTTACAATCGGAGAAACACCATCTAATACAATTGCACCATTTGATGTTGCTGTTAATGTTGCACCTACACCTGAACTTCCGTTAGAGTAAGTCGCCGATAAATCAGCAGTTGTACCTGCTCTACAAGATGGTTTAGTATCTAATCCTTGAGCAACTTGGTCAACATATGATTTGTTAACAAGTGATTGATTATCAAAACCACTTCTATCTTCGTAACCACTAGGAACTTTAACTGTACCTGTGCCGTGTGGATTTATATTAATATCTTTGTTAGTTGATGTTGTTTGTAATGTTTGACCATTAATTGTAATGTCATCAACTACTAGTGATGTTAAACCACCAATATCTGTTGTTGTTGAACCTAATGTTAAAGTAGAGTTACCTAAAATGGTTTCACCATTTGTTGATAACTTGGCATTGGTTACTGCGTCATCAGCTATTTGATTTGTATTAACACCTGAATTTGTAATATTGAAAGTGACAGTATTATCTGTGATTGCNGAATCTATACCTGTACCACCAGCAAATGTTAATGTTTCATTTGTNTTGTATTGGTCTGTNCCTGTGTCACCNGCCATATCAATATTTTGGAAAACTGTTTCAAATCCTAAATTACCTGAACCATCAGTTTTTAAGAATTGTCCTGCTGAACCATCTCCGTTTGGCAAAACAAAAGTTGTTGTAGCAGATACGTCATTTGGTGATTTGATGGCAATAAAATTAGAACCGTTGTTAGTACCCTCGTTTAATTTGATAGTACCACCAATAGTCGCTGAATTACCAACAATAAATTCGTCTATTGCTTTGTTGTTGTCAACAATGAGTGTTGAGTTAGCAGTTAATGTACCGTGAGTATGGTCATTTAAATCTGCAAAATATTTACCGCCGATAACGTCAATACTAGTTGCGTCACCATTTAAATCTACTGAACCTGTACCAATGAATAATCTATCTCCTAGATTAGATACTGTACCTGTCCCATATGTTAAACCTAATTCACCTTGTTTGAGTGTACTTGGTGCTGAAGTTGCTGAACTTCTTTTTATCTGAATTACTGTTGCCATTTTTTAATCCTAAAAGTTTCCACAATTAAATAAGAGCGTTCCGGTTGTGGTTACAATCTCCGTTCGGGTTACAAATTTTCCGTCTGAAGCTCTATATTGTAATAATGCACCATCATTTAATTCTGTTGTGTCAACATCACCTAATAATTTAAGTTGTAAAGTGCTATTTCCAGCTGCCTGAGCAGAGGGTAAGGTAACTGAAACTTTTTTTGGACCGGCACTTGTATTTACGTTAATTCTAGCTGTAATATCAGGCATAAAANTCCCTCTCTTTACTATATTTATAACGTTAACAAACTAGATTATGTAGTAACCTGTGGTCTTACTGTAATAACGCCTTCAATTACTCTAGTGACAACATCACCAGTTTGAATTTCTAGGTCATAAACGTACCTAGTGTCTTCCAGAGCGCCTGTTTGTGTGGCAGATAGACCTAGCGTCACAACTCCTGAAGCGGAATCTGAAGCGATTGTAGTAGTCATTGCTACTCTTGTTCTTGTAGAAGCAAATCCTTTTGCTAACTTTGCTGTTGCTGTGTAACCTGCAAGGTTGAAAGGGTTGCCATTTGCGTCTTTTACTGTCACATCCGAAGTAAAAGTTGCTCCTGCGTCTATTTGTAAGTTAGCTATTGCAGCCATCTATTTTGTCTCTGTCTGTTCGTTTTTAAGTAATTCTACTATTTTCTTATTGTAAAAATCAGTTAGTACATCAATCTTTTCAATTTCTAGCGTATGTCTAGTTTTATTAACTTGAATTTCTTGTCTTACTACCAAATAATTTTGTAATTCTGGACTAAATTTAGTCTCATCAAATTCTTTACCATCTATTGTAATCATATCAATTGTTCTCCTTATGTTATTATTTATATTATAAATAAGGTTATATAGGAGAAAAATATGGCATATTGGAGATTAACTACATATACTAGACCAGATACAGACACAGAGTTTTATATTAGAAGAACTGTGGCTGAGGTAAAAACTGCGTCTGTTATAGGTGGTAAAATTATTGAACTTGAAAATGCTGGCAAGATTACTAACTATTCTATTCATTATAGTGAAGATTTATTGAAACAGTATGTGAAAATTGGATTTGATACTGAATCTTCTTACAATGAGTTTAAGACCTATTGTGAAAGTCAAGCAGAATATACTACATTAAAAGGTGATTTTAAAACTAATAATAGTATTATAGAATCAACATCTGAATCAGCTGAAGAACCTACTGTATAGATTGTTTAGGTAAATTTATATTATCAGTTGTAGCAGATACGTTTTGCCAACCAGTAATTTCATTTGAACTAGTTTGATATAAACCTGGTAACAATCTATAATCCAAATCATCACTAATTAATTTAGTTAATCTTTTAACTGCATTTCTTTTCTTTGATGTTTGAATAGAAAAAAAACAATCAAAACCTCTTGCCTTTGCCCATTTAGTTTGATATGGTATAAAGTAATCGGCCGCCGGTCTAATCTTTTCTATTATATCTTTAGACATAAATCTTTGTCTATATTCAGGCATTGTAAATAATCTATCTACAACTCTTACCAAATTATCATCATACTTATACACACCAGAAAAACTAATTGGCATTCCCTTATACTCTAATACATTAAACATAAGATAGTTTGACCATCTTTTTTGCATATTTTCAATTGTATAATTTTTAGAGTTTTCGTGTGGTAAAGAACTTGCTAATATAAAAAGTCCTGATAACTTATTAAACTCTTTTATCTCTCGTACAATGCAATCTTCCATAAATGCCTCTTGCTACCACCATTTTCTCTTTTGTGATTGGTTGCTTTATTATTATAAATTAAAAGTTGACCTTTTTGCCATTTGTGTCTATGAATTTTATCGGGGTCATACAACTTATCTTTAATCATTTGCATTTCAGGTAAGTCATTATATGCTTCGCAATAATATAAGTAAACGCCTTTGTTATCACCTTGAACTAAATCGTGTTCAACTTTTCCATATTTTCTTCTAAACAATCTTCTTTCAGATTCACTTCTAAAGTGATAACCATATTGTTTATCGTGAATAAATCTATTCATATCAAAAGAAACTTTATCATTTTTATGTTTACGATAATAGTCTGGTATATCTTCAAGTATTCTACTTGATACAAACAAAGTATTACCAGCGTCTTCATCTATATCAACTGAATACAAAGCCACATATTCAGGTGTATCATTAGCATAACCTTTATCAATATGCCATTCTAACTCTGTATTGCCTTTTAGATTCTCTTTTGCTAATGCTCTTTCATCACTAACAATATTAACAAACATCTGGTCAAACGGATCCTGTGGAGCCGGTTTAAAAAATGTTTCTAAAAAATTCCAAATTTTTACTTGACTACAAGGTACGTTTTCTAGGACCATCAAGTCCACTTCGTTTTGTAGCAATGGGTAAACGCTTCGGTTGTTCCAATCTAGGGTGTTGTGTTTCATCTATTTTTCCGTAATAATCAAAAAATGGTTTTATTTGATAATCGTCTGTTATTATACCTCTTCTTTTACTATTTGTCAATGGTAGACCATCATCATCTACTGACCAATCAGTTATCTTACCATACATCTTGCCCATAGAGGTTTTAAAATCAAAGGTACAAGTATTTGTTTCTTTAACGCCATCAATTGTAAAGTTAGGCACTATATCTCCTAACATATTTCTCATTAGGTTTATCATTTCATATATTGTAAAAGTATATGAATCTAAAAAATTACCCATTTTACCTATTGATTTAACTCTTATCATTATAGGAAAATGAGGTCCTATCTTTCTATTGTATTTTTCACATAGACTTACTATATGCGATATTAATGGTTCTAATATATGAACATTAGAGGGGTCAATAATTACATTAACGTGAGGTACTAGATTATTCTTGATACAATTTTCTAAAGCTCTCATCTTTAGTTTTGCATATTTACCGTTATCAAATCTTTTATATACTTCATCATCTAAACCACCATTCATACTTAATCCAATCCAAGTCATACCAGATTCTTTGAGACCTTTAACATAGTTTTCATCTGCCAATTTTAATCCATTGGTCAACATATTTGGTCTGTGATTATATTTTTTAGTAATCTTTATTAATTCAAATAAATTATCATTTAAAGTTGGTTCTGCACCAATAAATCTAATATGTGTTTTATTAGGCAATCTTTTGATTNCATTTTCAAACTTCTTTACATCTACATCTGGAAATTTTGGATTATTTAACATATCACCAAGATAACAATTAGCACAGGCCATATTACATTGATATGTTGTCTGTACACTTAATATAGGATATGTATTATTTTCTGGTTTCATCTTATAGCTATTCTGTTCATTAATCGTTCATTCATTTTATCAAAGGCGTGTCTTTTGTGTATTGTTAACCATTGTTCACTTACAACTAAATCTCCGTCTTGCCAATGATGGTCATATCTATACTTATCTTGCAAGATATGTTCTTTTAAAAAATCAAATAATGTTTTTGGTATTCCATCCATAATCTGTAAAAATGGAAAGAATAATCCTTTTTGACCATATTCATTTGTGTAAACTAAATTATATACGTTTTCTTTATTGTGATGAACTTGAAATGTAGGGTCATCTGTATAACCACCTTTTTTAAACCCACAAGTAAATTTTATTCTATCACACCACTCTTTGTATTCATCTGTTAAATCTTCATATGCTTTCTTATTATCAATCCAACTTGTCACACTACCCTCTGTTCCTTTTACTGCATATATCCAAACTATTGAACATCTATTTTTTTCACTAGGTTTATTAGCGTGCCAATCTAATTTTTCTTTATGACCAAATAATCCACCCTCTGTAACCTTGACAACACCTGGTACGCCACCCCATTTATCAAACAATTCTTTATGTCTAGGATTATTAAGATTAGGTTTTTCTACTTCACCTATTGTTTCTGCTAACTTTAATTGTTCTTCAGCAGATACTTTTCCTAACTTCTCAACACAAACTAAATCAGTAAATACTTTTTCTCTTGTTATATTCATTTTACAAATAACTTTTCTTTCACTATCTCGTTTACAGGCTTGCCAAATAAATTATTTCTGGTATACTCACAGGTGTTGTGATTCAAATCCAACCAAGGAGTAATTCCTAATACCATATTAATTCTAGGTTGTTTCGTTTCAACTTTTCTAATCATTGTCGGTCTATGTGGCATCCTAGTATTCCACAAATATATTTTACCAATCTCTAATTTATATTGTTTGTCTGACCATTCCATAACATACTCGTCACTTGTTTGTAATGGTATATTAATTCTTAATAATTGACCGGTCGGTTCATCTACGTGCCAACCTTTATCTTTATTTGGTTCTTCACCATATCCAAAAATGTAGGCGACCCGACTTCTTGATATTGGAAAAGTAAATTTATCTAAAAAGAAACCTAGATGTTCTTGTATTGTTTCATCTATTTTACAAAATCCAAAAGTATCATAATAAGTATCTTTCATTTGAGTATGGTCGCCTGTGCCTTTTTCTGCACCATAATATTGTTCTAGTAAAGGCGAGCCCCATACTTGACTATATCTACTTTCGTTTTTGTCAAAGAAATTAGGATTATAAGTTAATCCAAAACCTTTATATTTTTCGTGAGTATGGTGTTTTGTTCTCCAGTTGAATAGACCAACTTTAGATTCTATTTCTTTAACACCTTTTAAGATTTTATCAACTGATGGTAAACCTAACTCTTCAAGTGTAAATTCATACCAACCAAAATCTTTTTGTTTATCGTCTGTACCTTTAAACAGACTTTTCACTTCATTAATGACCATCCTAATATTTATATAAATAGGAGGATGATTAATATAGTATGTACCAGTAAACCTGGTGATGGATTACTTTGTTATAGTTATGAGCATTGTCATTATCTAAACTCAATTGGCATTAAAAGTCAAGTAGTAATTATTACACACCACAATTTTACAATACAAAATTACATAGACTCAATCAATGAGAAATATAAGACCTTTGAAAATGTGGTCTTTAACTCATATTCTCCGACTATGGAAGAAATCACTTTGATTATGGGTAGAAGTATGTTGACTTTATCCTACATCAATAGAAAAGATTATACAAACGACCAANTGTTAACTCTACATNTACTATTTGGTTGCAAACTCATATCTGTTTATTCTGAAAATCACGTCAAAGAATATCCATTAGCTTTAGANCATTACAATCCAAAAGAAGTTTACGACTTATGCGATTATGATGTCTATCCAGTAGGTGTTGGTAAATACTTTCAAAAGATGATTAACTTTAGTATCTATAAACCTGTACAAGAAGATGTGCAATTTGAGTATTTGTTTTTAGGTACTAACAATGTTTACTATGAAGAAATTGATAAACAGATAAAAGAGTGTCCGAATTGTTTTAAGTCTCACGGCATATTAACTTATGATGAAAAATATATTAACAAAGATTATAATAATATATTTGCACCTGTGCCTAATCTATTAGGGTTATTTAACGCTTACGTTTACACAAAGAATTATTATGACCCAGCACCTAGACTCATACAAGAATGTAAATGGTTAGGTAAAAAGATAATATATTTAAGAGATAAAAATATTCAAGACGGTGGTCCTGTTTATATGAAACGACCTGTACCTACGGAAAAGATGTATAAAGAGAACATAAATATTTTAGTAAAATTAATTAAGAGTTTGTAATGAGAAGTCTAAAATTTTTTAATAGAAAAAAAGGCCTAAACATAGACATTACACATAGATGTGCTTTAGAATGTCCTAGGTGTCAAAGACAAACTGCATTTAGAAATAGAGGTAAAAAAGTTTATGGTATAGATATATCTTTAGATGATATTAAAAAGTTAGCTAGACATTATAAGCATTTTGATTTTTGTGGTCAGTTATCAGACCCCGTACACCACCCTAAATTTATAGAAATATTAAGTTATCTAAATTCAGTAAATGTAGGTGTTAGTGTTCACAACGCTTCATCACAAAAACCTATGTCTTGGTACATAAAAGCGTTTCAAGCATATCCAAATGCTAGGTGGGTATTTGGTATTGATGGTCTACCTAATGAAAGCCACATATATAGAGTAAATCAAGATGGCAAGAAGTTATTTAAGGTAATGTTAGAATCTAAAAAGTATTTAATACAACCGCCATATTGGCAATATATAATTTTTAAATATAATCAAGAACATTTAGAACAAGCAAAACAAATAGCTGAAGATAATGATTTAATTTTTATTTTATTACAATCTTCAAGGTGGTTGAATAATAACGACCCATTAATGCCTACAAACGAATATAGAATGGAAAAACCTGAATGAAGTTTAAACCAAAATGTTTATCTGGAAAACAACAAACTGCTGTTAATAACAGAGGTGAATTATTACCTTGTTGTTATTGTGATGAACAATGGGCACTAAAAACACCTCAATTGAAAAGATTAACAGATGTCAGTAAAATTAGTGAAGTTGAAGATATTGAGGAGATATTATTTTCCAAACCTTGGATGAAATTTGAAGAAGATTTAAGAACTGAAAATTGGCCAGAAATACCTGAAATTTGTATTCATCATTGTCAAGAAAGAGAAAACACTAAAATTAAAAAAGAAACNTATCTTTACAAAGATAAAATAGTAGGTAAGCGTGTAGTATGAAGAAGATACTATTAGTAAGTGGTTGTAGTTATACAGACCCAAATTTTTATTCTATTTTCCATCCTGATATGGACTGTAATTGGCCTATGTGGCCAGAATTGTTAGCAGAAAAATTAGATATGGAATGTGTAAATTTAGCAACGTCTGGTGCCGGAAATGAATATATTTACTCAACACTTTTAGATTATATTACACAAAATGATACTAGTAATATTGGTTTAGTAATGGCTGCTTGGTCACAAAATCAAAGAAAAGATTTTCAGAAAGATGATAAATGGACAAATATAAGAGTTGACCAAAATGGTGATGTATATTCTTGGATGAAAAAATCATTAAGATATTATTTAAGTTTTAAATTAGTGTGTGAACAATATAACATAAAATATAAAAGTTTTCAAATGATTAACTCTTACAAAGATGTTTTAGAAGGTTTGCGACCTGGTGAAATAAGCATTACAAATGGTACTTATGACAAAGACTTTAGGTTTAAGTTTGTTGATGATGTGAAGTTGAGTGAAACTAAATTACTTAAAATAATTTCTTCTTATGAAAATTTATTAAGTGAAAACTTTATCGGATGGCCTTTAGATAAAAAATTAGGTGGATTTAATATGAATCAATTTCTTAATGATAATGAAAAAATATCTGAATTAGATAAACATCCTAATGAATCAGGACAAAAAAAGATTATGGAGATACTATATGACAGGTTGGGATAAAGAGTACGAGATATACTCAAAAGAATATTTACAACTTTTTGATAAAGTTATGAGACAAGAACAAGAGACTAATATTGAGTTTCTTGAAAAAAGTATATCAGACAAAATAGGTAGAAAGGCCGTTGTGTGTGCTAGTGGTACAGACGCTTTATTTTTCTCACTATTAAGTTTAGGTATTGGTAAAGGTGATGAAGTATTAACTACCAACTTCTCTTGGATTTCAACTGCAAGTGTCATATCAATGACCGGCGCTACACCTATATTCTGTGATATTGATATATTGTCTTATCATATATCTATGAAGAGNATTGAAGATATGTGTACAGATAATACAAAAGCAATCATATATCCTCATCTATTTGGTAATATGTCAGATACTAGCACAATTAAACAGTTTTGTCAAGCAAAAAAGATACATTTTATTGAGG